TTGTTGTCAGATCAAACATAGCGTTTTTGTATAAATTAGCCATTCTTAGGATGCTTTACTTTAACTGCTTTAATAGCTTCATAGAACTCAAAGTATTCAGATTTTAATTTAGGATTCTGATCTATTGAGTGCCATAGCATATCCAATTGATCTCCAATGCTAGGATAAACTCTATCTCTTTGATATTGGTTAGCATCATACTCTGCTTGTACCTCTACCATTTTAGCTTCTATGTCAGCTTTAGGAATAGGTGTTGTTCCATTTAACCATTCAATAGTACAAGTATTTAATTCTTGACCTCTTATAGTCATTTTTGCATTAGGATTAATTTTTAATATTGCTTTTGTTATATTTAAAATCATTATGCACTAACCTCCAATAAAGTCATAACTGCTGTACTTGCATTTTCTAATACATGATTTGTTCCATCATTTGATTTGTATTGTAATTTATAAGTAGTTGATGATGTACTTGATGGACTATCTAAATAATTAAAACAATGACCTTGACCATAAATATAATTTATTGTTGGATGTGAACCCCAACTACTTTGTTCAATTAAATCAGTTGAATTTCTTACTAATTTTAATTTCATTCCTGAAGTGGTTGGTGTGTCAACTCCATGAGTTCCAGTTGTTACAATTACTAAAACTTTATTTGAAGATGAAGATGGTGTAATTGAAGCACTTAATCCTGTGTCAATATAGGAAGTTGATGAACTACTTAAAACAGTTCCATCTGTAGCAGTAACAACTTGCAAAACCTTACCACCTACACCTGCTGGTAAAGCAGTTATAGCTGATATTGTATTATTGTTTGGTTTAATTATTGCCATATTATACTCCTATTAGTGCCTTCACTTCTTCTTCAGTTAAACCTAAGTCTAAAAGTTTTTGTTTGCCAGATGCTTTTTTAGTTTCTGCGTTTGCTTCAGCATCTTTTAATTCTTGTATCTTTGCATTTACTTCTGCTTCAGTTGGTTTTGTAATTGAACTATCTAATACTTCAATATTTTCATAAGCCATTCTTTCAGTTCCAGTATAATCTTTTTTCCAACCAAACCATTGACCATTGTGCATTTGTGCTAAAGTATAATTTAACCATTGTTGTTCATTCATTTTATGTATCTCCTAATTTTATAAATGTCATACAAGTAAAATTTCTAGTTGTACTACCACCTGTAAAATGGCTATTGTCAGCAACATCTGTTGAAAAATAAACTTTGATGTTAGAAATATCTGTTACATCTAGTAAAGTTTCTGTAACTATAGAATTTTCTGTAAAAGTTGAGTTAATTAATGGCACTCCACCATCAGCTTCAGCAATAATATTATAAGTAGAATTATCTGTAGTAAGATAAATTCTACCTTTATTTTTTGGAGAACCAGTACCAGTATTGCTACTTGAAAAAACGACAACAAAACGAACTAACCAAATACCAGTTGATGGAAAACTAAATATACCAGAACTTTCTGTCATTCCTGTTCCTAAAGTTCCTTGACCAGTTGTATCAATTCTTTCTAGATTTGAAGCAATAGGATTAGCATCTCCACTAAATGTAGAAGTTAATCTCCATTGGTCTGCTTCGGTAATTCCAGCACTAGCAAAAGTATTATCTCCTCTTAAAAAGGTTGTAGCATCTTTAGTTCCTGTTGCTGTTAGTTTAGCAAGTGAAACAGAACTGTCTGCAAGTTTAGCAGTTGTAACTGTGCCATCACTAACTGTTGTAATTAAACCAACTCCATAATGTAAAATAAAATCGCAAGTAGAAGTTCCAGCAACTGCTGTTCCAAAATCTATTGTTGAACCAGATACAGTAAAGTTTCCTGCTTGAACGACACCATCAATACTAAGTAATAATGTGTTAGCAGAACTAGGTGTAAAATTACTTCCACCTTTTTGTAATGTGTATGATGAAGAACCATCAAAGGTAATGTTATCTAGTACCTCTACATTGCTTATCTTGTCTGTATCTCTACCGATATATGGCATTACTCTCCACCTCCATTATCTATTACTGTTCCACCATCTGCTATCCATTCTTGTATTGCTTGGTAATCTGTGTTTGCTTCGTCTAGTGGTACAAAATATATAATTCCATCTCTAGTCATTTTATACATATTTTTTATATTTTTTATATTGCAATAAATTATTTCTACTTGTGTAATCATATTATAACTCCGCATCCGCTATGTAACCTGGTGGATCAATATAAACATTATTACCAGCTCCATATATTCTAAAACCATCACTTGTTGCTGAAGCTGCTGTTGGTCCAGAACTCCAACCATGTGCAGTTCCAACTGTAATTGTTGGTCCAGCTCTCATTAATTCTCTAAACATATAATAATTTTGTAAATTATTTGTTCCATCATAATTATTGTTTCCATAAATTTCTGAATTTAATTTAATGTAATATCTTTGGCATCTTGACATATTTCTATCAACAGGCAAGAACTCAAAATCAGATGCAGTTGTTCCAGCTTCTAATTGTATTCCTGTGATATACCAATCATTAGCTGTGTTGTCTCCTAATGATAATGTTCCAGAAGCATTTCTATCAGTTTGGTCTCTAGTCTCCCAAGCTGTAGGTGCAGTTCCACCTGTATAATCACTTCCACTATCTAACCAAAATTCTAAAGCTAAACTAACTGCGTTATCATTATCTAAAGTATCTGATGTGTTTCCAATATAAGTAATTGTTTTCTTTTCCCAAGTATTAGCACTTGAAATTGTATATGTTCCTCCTAAGAGTTTATTATTATCATAATCTCTTAAATTAACTTGACCAGTTCCAGTTTTGTTTGATTTAACCCAAAATGATAAAGTTACAGTTTCAGCAGATGAAGTTCCATATTTTAAATATTGTAAATTTTGACCTTCAATTTTATGTTCTAAAATTAAAAAATCACTAGCTGATGGAGAAGCATCTGCGGTTGTGCAATCCCACTTTAAAGATTTAGCAAAACCTTGACCAGATGGTACATCTGTTGATTGTGAAATAGTCCAAGTTCCTAAACTACCTACTCTAGTTTTCATTCTATCTACTGTTGAATAAGTATCAGATGTATATGAACTTTCAGAAGTTGATCTTTGAGCAATACTCATATCACCATTGATGATTATGTTTCTGAATGGTACTGGTTCAATGTATTTAGCAGCAGTTACAGCATTATCTTGTATCTTTGCTGTACTAATAATATTATCTTCTAAATCATCAGCACTTAGAGGAATTGCTGTTGGTTTGTTTCCTATAAAAGGCATTTATTTCTCCTATGTACTTATTGCATCTACTGTAGATACCCAAACATCTAAAGATGAAGCTGTATCTGATACTACTTTTAAAGCATCACCAGATTGAACTACAAACTTTGCTCCACCATCTAAAACTTGTAATGATGAACCACTTGGTATTGGTGCATCTTTAACAAGATAGATGTCGTTTGAACCATCGTTAATATAAACTGAAGCTATAACTGATGAACCAGTTACATTTGAAACTGATATACCAACAACAGTATCGTAACTGTCTGAAGTAAATAAAGTTGCAGCAGATGTTCCTACATCGTTGCTTGTGTATCTTCTAAAGTTTTGTGCCATTTTTTCTCCTTAAAGTGCTATTGCCATAGCGATTGCAAATCCAGCTGATGCTGCATCTATGTTTGTTAATTGACTACCATCTACAGCAGGTAATTTTGCAGAACCATCAAGTTGTACCACATTGTTTGCAGAAGTTCCAACATTTAATGTAGATGCAGTTCCTAATCCTGTAATTTTAGTATTAGCAATTGAATTAACTGCTAATGTAATATTTCCTGATGAAGTAATTGGTGAGTTTGTTACTGTAAATTCTGATGAACCTGCATCTGCTATACCTATGCTAGTTACTGTTCCAACATTTGATGGTGTAATTACAGTATAAGTAATTGAGTCAGAATCTAGTGTAGCTGTATTATTTGTTGTGCAAAGAAATATTTTATTGTCATTTGCAGTACCTTGATTGACTACAATCATTTGTCCTGATAGCTCATCAATAGTATTAAATTGTGTATCTCTACTTGCAGTACCACTAGATACTACAGTATATAAACCATTTTGAGATGCTGTAGATTGATCTTTAACTAATACTCTGTCTCCAGTAACAAGAGTTACTCCATCAATAGTATCACCATTTTGTAAATCTGCTGATAAATCTACATTACCTGTAGTTGCAGCTTCTGCAATAATTCTAGTTCTTAGTCCTGCAACTGCATTATCAACATATGATGTTGCTGCTTTAGTATCTATCTGTGTTTGGATAGCAGAAGATACTCCATTAAGATAACCAAATTCTGTATTAGAAATTGTACCATCGTGAATTTTTGTAGCTGCAATTGCTGCATTAGAATTAATATCTGCATTAACAATAGAATCATCTACAATTTTAGATGAGTTTACTGAACTTGCAGCAAGTTTAGCAAGTGTAACATTAGCATCTGCTATATGTGCAGTATCAATACTGCCATCTACATAATGCTCTGAATCTATACTGTCATCTGCTATTTTTGCATTTGTAACAGCATCAGCATTTATTTTAGCTGTAGTTACTGCGTTACTTCCTATTTTAGCTGTTGTAATTTGTGAATCAGCTATGTGAGCTGTATCAATAGATCCATCTGTGTAGTGTTCACTATCAATAGAATCGTCAGCTATTTTAGCACCAGTAATTGCATCTGCTGCGATTTTAGCTGTTGTTACATTTGCATCTGTAATTTTTGCTGTAGTAATTGCTGTATCTGCAATTTTGGCTGTAGTTACTTGTGAGTCTGCAATATGAGCTGTGTCTATAGAACCATCAGTATAATGTTCTGAGTCTATAGCGTCATCTGCAATCTTAGCTCCTGTTACAGCGTCTGCTGCCAGTTTAGCAGTGCTTATAGCTCCATCAACTATATTACCTGCTGCTATAACACCAGTGGGTATTGAATTATTTGTTTTAGATAATACACCAATATGTACGCTTGTAATTGCTTCATTAGATAATGAGCCTGAATCCCAAGTTACATTAACTGTTGTGTTAGTTGAAAAAGACGTACTAGATACAGTACCATATATTGTGCCTGGCGTTGATGCTACAACTTTAACTCTACGTCCAGCATGATAAATAGCTGTTACATCTGTTCCATCAATAGTAAACGATGTAGCTGATGCGTAAGTAGCTGTATAAGTACCTGCACCATCACCATATTCAATCCATTCAGCTGCATTATAATGCTGTCTAATATCTGCCATAACACTTCTAAAAGCGTTATTAATATTAGATGGTAGCATTCCTTCTGCTACTGAAACTGCATTAGTTCCTGTAGCTGTGTTGTTTGCTGCTGTTGTATCGTATTTACCTAAAAATGTTCCTGCCATAATTTTACTCCATAAACCAAACGAATGCTTTATCGCTTTCTGTATTATTTTTATTAACTAAAGTGTTAATTGCTTCTTCTATTTGTCTTTGGAAAAATTCTTGTGTTTCCATTGAATATCTTACGTTATCTATATCTACTGAATCTGTCATTATCTATATCCTGCTTTAGATGCTACAATGTCTATACCTTGTGCATGATCAAAACTTGTTCCAGCAGGTATTTTAACATTAGCTCTAATGTATCTACCTGATTGTCTAACAGGATTAATCCCACTATCTACCATAGAAGATGAACTAGACTCTGTTTCTGTGTCTGCTAATCTTTCTCTAGTTTTTACAGTAACTGTTGCTTCTGCATCTACTATTGGTCTTATTCCTTGAATGTTAGTACGAGCTCCTGGAAATGCTTCTATTTCTGCTGTCTCTATCTCACACTCATTTGAATTTCCTGAAAAGATTGCAGCTTTAAAATCTCCATCTATTCCACCTAAAAACATTTGTCCACCATTCCAAAAATCTGTATCAAGGTTAGCATTAATTTCTTCTAAGTTTTCTGAAATAATATCCATTAACTCTACTGTATATGCTCCTACAAATTGTGGAAATATTTGACTAGCACTTACTTTTGCTAAAGACCATTTTTTTGTAGCGTAATTATATATTATAATTCTATCACAAATACCTGTTGTATTGTTAGTATTATTTACGCTTGGGTACAACCACATAGCTAATTGATTAAATGGATCTGTTGCTGCTACTATTCTATCTGAATATGCTTTGTTTAAGTTTAGATCAAAGAATCTATTAACTTTTTCTACTCCAATAGGTACTACGTTATCACCTGATATTTCATAAAAACCATCATCTGCAAGAAAAAATACACGTCTATTATCCTGGCAAACTGTTCTTCCAAATATAGCTCCTCTGTTTGGAGATATAACTGATAGCCTAAATATTGTTGCACCACCAACATAGTCCATACGAACTATTTGATTTTGTCTAAATACATATCCTACCTCTCCAGAAGTTATATGTACTATTTGTCCACCAGATCCTGGTAAATCTTGTAAGTCAGATTGTTTACCTGACCAAACTGTAATATCATTAATACCTGACCATTGTATTCTGTTAGTTGCATTTACAATATTACCTGTAACTAAAAAATCCCTAACTACTCCAGAGACTCTAAACAAAGGACAAGTTCCTGCAGTTTGAATTGATGTAAGATCAGCAAAATTAGTTGATGTTCCCATTAAATAATATTGAGCTGGATCTACTCCATTACTTGCAATTACATATTGACCAAATTGTGTAAAAGTAAAAAAATCATCATCATCTCCAGTTAAACTTCCTTTACGAGAAGTAAATG